GGACCATTGACTACTAAAATGGAAGGTGACTTCGACACTGGAAACGTAAGATACAAAGCTAGAGAAAGATACGTATTTGGAGTATCTGACCCTAGAGGTATTTTCGGTTCACCAGGAGCGTAATACTTTAATTTTTTGTGGCGGGACATAGTTCCGCCACAATCATAAAATAGAAAGGAAAAATGCACCCTAAAAACTTCATTGTAAAAATATATGCGTACCAATATGGTACTGAATTTGTTATAAATAGCCTCGATGGCCCATTAGATATAGAAAATTCAATTGTTGACAGATTGGGAAAAGGTGATATAAAATGGGAATATCTTGGAGAAATGAATGATCCAAAGATAAACAGAATAACCTATGAGGAGGTTATAGATGGTGCAATCACATCTGAACGACCTTTACACACAGAAGAAGGGTCTAGATCTGGAGTGGGAGCAGGAGCATCTTAAAGAGGGTAGATATACTCTCAATATGGTTAAGATTGACAGAAAAGTCAGAGAAGTAATTAACCATATAAAACTTGCAGAAGCTAAAAAAGAGCATTTGCAAAATAAGATAGAAAGCTCTCAACCACAAGTTTCTGTAGCTACTTAATAAAAAGCTACATCGTTGGAAAAATCCAATCCACATTACAGGCTCTCTTGCGCTCTACTAAAAAGTGTTGTATAAAAAACACACTAAGATTTAATAGAACATAAATTGGTTATCTTTTCTTAGTAAGATAACTGGCGCATAGGAGGCGCTGATTATATGACAACACACTTTTCAAACGGAGTAACAAACGTACCTGGAAAAATGCAGGGTTCGTCTGTTTTTACAAAAGCAAGACAACCTCTTATTACTGGTAATGACAACGAATTCGCTTATCAAAGTGATTTCGTTAAATACAATGCTAGTGATTGGACTATAACTGAAACAGCTGCAGCTTCTACACAAGCTGCACAGTATGCTAACGGTTGGTTAGTATTAGGAGACGATGGTTCTCCAACTGCTAACGATGTTAACATGATTGAAGGAGCTAATGTATTCAATTATCAATCAACAAAAGGTCTAGCGTTTGAAACATCTATCGCAAGTATAGATGTATCAGAAGCAAACATCTTTGCTGGTTTAGCTAATGATGGGGCTACAGATCCCGCATCTGTTCCAAACGATTGTATAGGTTTTCATCATGCAGAAGATACAACTACTATTCAGTTTGTAATTTCTAAAGATGGAACTCCTACGTCAACTAACGTCCTTGATGCACCAGGTGGTTCGGCAATAACTTTTGCTGATTCAACTGTTGCAACTCAAACTGCAACTGTAGGTCAAATTCCATCTAACTCTGTTAGATTAGGATTTAGATTTATTCCTGCAGGTCAAGAAGGTGTTACAACTGGAACTTTTAGAGTTTACTACAACGGAAACCCTGTTTTAGATCAAACTACTTTAACAAATGTTCCTGATGACATCGGTTTAGGGGTACAACTTGGTACAAACACTAAAGGCACTACAACTACTAATTTAATGGTAGATTACGTAAAAGTGCTAGGTGAAAGAGTATCATAATAAATAATTAACTAGGGCCCTTCGGGGCCTTAGTATAATTTAATAGGAGAAAAAATTATGGCAAACGTATCACAAGTTAAAGCGCAATTTGCGACTGATGTTACGGCTACAGCTACAGCAACAATCGCTGCTCTTCAAACTTTAGGTGGAGCAGGTAATATGACTCTTACTGGTGCTGCCGCAACTTTTGGCGGAACTGGATCTTCTCAAAAAGTAAGTTTAACTTGCGGAGCAGATATGCGTGCAGTTACTTTTACAATTACTGGAACTGATTCTAAAGGAGTTACACAAAGCGAAGACCTAGTTGGTCCAAATGCAACTACAGTGTTTAGTACAAAATTTTATAATACTGTTACACAAATTGCTGCTAGCGGAGCTGTTGGAACTAATACTTCTGCAGGTGTTCTAGGTGGTGCTGGTGATTTAGTATCAATTATTTTTGGTGGAAGAACTAGAATAAGAGGAATGCACGGTGTTTTAGCTGGTGCAGGAAATTTAACTTTTAGAGACAGTTCTGCAACTGGAACAGCGTTACTAACTTTATCTGCAAGTGCAGGAGATCTAGATCCATATATTCCAGATGATGGAGTATTATTCCCTAATGGAGCATATTTAACTGCTGACCAAGGTGACATCACAGGTTTAACAGTCTTCTACGACGGGTAAGGAGCTTAAATGGCCAACACTACTTCAGGCTCTTATGTTTTTGATAAGAACCTAGGCATTGATGAAATTATTGAAGATGCGTATGAGCGTATTGGTATTCAAGGAACTTCTGGTTATCAATTAAAAACTGCTAAACGATCTTTAAATATATTATTTTCTGAATGGGGTAATAGAGGACTTCATTTTTGGGAAGTAAAAAATCAAAATGTTGCATTAGTAGATGGACAAGCCGTTTACACTTTTTATCGTTCACCATCTGATGGTACATCAAGCGGTATTAGTACAACTTTATCTGCAGGTATAAATGCAACAGTTGCAACTATTGGTGTTGCTTCAGTTACAGGGTTTGCAACTAGTGGAGTAATTACTATTGGAACTGAACAAATTTCATATACTGGAATTTCAAGTTTAAATTTAACAGGATGCACTAGAGGAATTAACGGTAGCACAGCAGCTACTCACAGTACAAGTGATGCAGTTTTACAATTTCCTATTGGAATGACTGACATTCAAGAAGCAGATTACAGAGTAAAATCAACTTCAGTTGACACTCCAATGACAAAAATTAGTAGATCACAATATCAAGGTTTTTCTAATAAAACTGATAAAGGTTTGCCTACACAATATTGGGTTCAAAGATTTATAGATAAGGTTACAATGACTTTATATTTAACTCCAGGTGCAGCTCAAGATGGAAACTATATTAATTTTTATTACACAAAAAGAATTGATGATGTAGGCGCATATACAAATGCAACGGATGTACCTTATAGATTTATTCCATGTATGATTGCAGGATTGTCTTATTATCTTGCAGTTAAATATGCTCCACAAAGAGTACAAGAATTAAAAATGTTATATGAAGATGAGTTATTAAGAGCAGAAGATGAAGATGGATCTTCTAACTCTACTTATCTATCACCTAAAATTTATTATCCGGGGATTGGGTAATGACTACTTTTTCACAAGGTAAATACGCTTTAGCAATATCTGATAGATCAGGTATGGCATTTCCATATAATGAAATGGTTAGAGAATGGAATGGTGCCCTGGTCCATGTTTCAGAATACGAGCCTAAGCAACCACAATTAGATCCTAAACCTACAAGTGCTGACCCACAAGCTTTACAAAGAGCAAGGCCAGCTAGAACAGAATTTGCAACCCAAGATTTTTTACCTTTTAACCCTTTTTCATTTGCATCAACTAGTGCTCTGACAGTAGCCTTTGAAAATAGTCAACTACAAGTAGACGACGTGTTAAGATTTACTTCAGTTAAAGAACCAGTTGCCGGAGTGTCAATCGCTAGACTTCAATTACAAAATACTTTATATGAGGACATTACTGACACTGCTACATCAATTAGGTTAACTTCTTCATCTAATTTTCCAACAACTGGATTTATTATGATTGAAAAAATTAACACTGATGGAGATTATGTAAATGAAGTAATTGAATACACAGGTAAATCTGGTGATAGTTTAACAGGATGTACACGTGGAACGGCTGCTCCTTACAGAGGTTTTACCCCACCTGCAACAACAGCAGGGTCTCATACTTCTGGGGCGACAGTATTTGGATCATTTAAGGTTGCTTCTTTAGTCTCAACAAGTTATGTTAATGATGCTAACACCACGGTTACTGAGTACAATAGTTTTATAGTAAATTTACCTAATCCCGTGTCAGAAACAGCAACAGGAGGAGGATTTAATTGTGTTATTAGTCCCCTTAACATAGAGAGTTTATAATGTCAGGAGTTAAAAAATACGATTATAGTACATTAACTACAGCGATAAGAGATTATACTGAAGTTAGTTCAGATGTTTTAACAACTACTATTGTAGATGGTATTATAATGGCTGCTGAATTTAGGATCTATCAAGAACTACCTATGGACTCTGCTAGATTTGTTCAAGAGGGTACATTAGCTGCAAACGATAATACAATTAATGCACCAGCAGGATGTCTTTTTGTAAGAGGAATTGAAGTCTTTGAATCTACAGCTAATACTGAAGGTAATGGAAAATGGTTAGAGAAAAAAGATCAAACTTATTTATCAGAATTTGTAGATAGAAAATTTGGACCTGAAGGAAAAATACAATCTCCTACAGATACCACTAATTCAGTCACTGGGTTTCCTAAATATTATGCAATGTTTGGTGGTGCAGATAATACTACAGACACTTCATCAGGAGGTATGTATCTAGCTCCTACACCTGACGCTAATTACAAATTTAGAATATATTACAATAAAATGCCAAACGGTCTTGGATCTGGTACTGGTTTTAATAACAATACTTATTTAAGCACATATTTCCCACAAGGCCTTTTATATGCATGTCTTGTAGAAGCTTTTGGATATTTAAAAGGTCCGACTGATATGTTGACTTACTATGAAAATAGATATAAAAATGCAGTACAACAGTTTGCAGGAATGCAACTTGGAAGACGAAGACGAGACGACTACACTGATGGTACAGTTAGAATACCAGTTAAGTCCCCGTCTCCGTAATAAGGAGAAAAAATTATGGCAATAACATCGGCAATAGCAAACTCATTTAAAGTAGAGATCTTACAAGGTGGTCATAACTTTAATGATTCAAGTGGTGCTCCTACAGGTAATACGTTTAAAATTGCATTATATTCTAGCAACTCAGCAACACTAAGTAAATCAACTACAGCTTACACTGCACCAGCAGATGGTACAGCAGATCCAACAAATACTTATGAAGTAACTTCAACTTCCTCTGGATACACAACAGGTGGAAAAAGTTTAACAGCTTCTGCAGATCCAGTTTTATCTGGAGACACAGCGTGCGTTAAATTTAATGACATTAGTTGGACATCAGCTTCTTTTACAGCAAGAGGTTGCTTAATTTATAACTCAACTGCAGTAACAGGATTCACAACAAACAGAGCTGTATGTGCCGTTAATTTTGGTGCAGACAAAACTGTAACAAGTGGAACATTTACAGTTCAATTCCCAGCACAAACAGCAGGTAACGCAATCGTTCAGATAGCATAAGGAGAAAGTCCTTATGTCAATAGCTCAGACATTCACCGTAACAGTCGCTGGTGGTAAATACTACATCGATGGTGTTCAACAAGACACCGTAATGATCGGAGCAGGTCTTACTTATAAATTTGATCAATCTGATAATACTAATTTAAACCATCCTTTAAGATTTTCAAGCGACAGCGGAAATTCAACTCCTTATACTACTGGTGTAACAGCATCAGGTGTACCGGGAAACTCTGGAGCATATACTCAAATTGAAGTAGCTGCAGGCGCACCATCAACTTTATATTATTATTGTACTAATCACTCGGGGATGGGTGGTGAAGCTAATACTGATGGTTGGGGTCGTTCTTATTTTGGACAAGCTGATTGGGGTGATACAAATATAATTGAAACTGGATGGGGACGTAGAACTTGGGGTTATCAATCTTGGGGTGACACACCTATTGTTACACTTACAGGTCTTACAGCCACAACATCCCTTGGAGTTCCAGACGAATTAATTGAAGTTAAACCAGGTTGGGGTACACTTAACTGGGGTGAAAATGGTTGGGGCACTGTTGAGTCGGCAGTATTTAATTTAACAGGTCTTTCTGCAACTACTAGTGTTGGAACACTTACAGCAGCAGATGTTGTAGGTTTATCTGGTTTATCAACTACAAGTGCAGTAGGAAGTTTAACTGCAGTTTCTGATCATACACTTACATTATCCGGGTTAAGTCTAACAGCAAGTGTAGGTTTATTAACAGAAGATGATCATTCAGTAGGTCTTTCAGGATTATCAGCTACAAGTGCAGTAGGAAGCATATCTCCGGCAGATGTAATAGGTATAACTGCTCCATCTGCAGCTCAAACAGCAGTTGGTTCAATCTCAATTTCATCTAACCCTGTAATAGATATAACAGGCGTTGCTGCGACAAGTGCTGTAGGTGCTTTAACAATAGATAATATAACTCCAGCACTTTTAGCTGGTCAATCAGCCACAACAGCTGTAGGGACTTTAACAACGGTTCAAACAACCAATGCTAGTTTAGTTGGTTTAGGACAAGTAGCTACTTCGGCAGTTGGAGAAATAAATGTATTAGGATATCAAGATATTGATATTACCGGAAATACAAGTTATAGTGCGGTTAATAAAACAAATAGTGCAAGTTATTCTGATGTTGACGTAAGCGGAAATACGTCGTATACAGATGTAACACACGCGGCTTAGGAGAAAATATTATGGCTTCAACTTATACACCCTTAGGTGTTGAATTAATGGCAACCGGTGAAAATGCCGGTACATGGGGTACAAAAACTAATACTAATTTAAATATTTTTGAGCAAATCTCTGGTGGTTATAAAGTACAAACTTTAAATGCTGCTGGTACAGGAGCTAACACAACAGCTCTTGCTGTATCAGATGGATCTACTGGAGCAACTCTTGCAACAAGAGTAATTATATTAGGTGCAGAATCTCCTCAAACAATTGCAGGAAATAAAATTGTAACAATTCCTTTAGACGTAGAAAATTTTTATTTTATAAAAAACAGTACAAGTGGATCATATACAGTACAATTTAAATACGCTAGTGGATCAGGTGACAGTGTTACTTGGACAGCTAGTGATAAAGGTTGGAAAATTATTTATGCAACTGCTAATGACGGAACTAATCCAGATCTTGCAGAAGTTTCAGGTCTTACAGATGCTGGTGGCTCTGATACACAAGTTCAATTTAATAACTCGGGAGCTTTAGGTGGATCAGCTAATTTAACATGGGATGGTAGTAACCTTTTTATTGGAGCAGAAGGTGATCTAAGATTAGGAGATAATACAGGTGGTGAATATGTAGGAATAGATGCCCCTGCAACAGTCGGAAGTTCTTATACAATAACACTTCCAAACGCAGTAGGTGCTTCAAGTACGGCCCTAGTAACTACAGATGGGTCTGGAACATTGGGGTGGACATCAACCTCAAGTTTCGT